TCTTGATAAATTTTGTTTCTAAAACCTTCACTTAATTTTACTGATGCTGATAAATCTTCGTAACTCACGCTATCTTATACCTTTTCTTAATCACACCCTGCAAAGTTTTTGCTTGTTTAGCATGTGTGTTAGAGGCTTTCTTTAAACCCTTAATAACTTTTTTTACTTTTTTCTTTTGAGCCTTTTTCATTTCTTTTTAAACATTCCTATTGCGCTAGATCCTGCTTTGATGCCGAAGCTTGCAGAGATCGCTATATAAAGTAGGTTGTGATAATACGAAGGCAAGTCCTGTAAGGCGATAAAGCCCTGGTGTACATGTTCTTGTAAAGGCGTGAATACTAAAACTGCTGGAAGTAGTAGGACAAGAAGTGCCACCTCATCTTTCCAGCTTCCTTTCATTTGGTCAACTGCACTTTGCTCCCATGCTACTTTTCCAGCTATCTGATCTTCTTTAAGTTTCTGAGTAGCTTTAATAGTTGTAAGTTTTAATTCTTGTTTTGCTTTTTTGGTTTCTACAAAACCCTTGACGCCATCAGCGACGACGCCAAGTAAAGGTTTAGCTAATAGTTGCCACATGTTCTTTTTAGATTGCTCCTATAATTACTATTACGATTATTGCGACTATGGCCGCTTTAATCCAGTCTTTCATCTTCCAATCGGACCATTCTTTCAAATGGGACCAAAGATCTTTTAGTAAGTTCATACAAACCTCCTTATTTAAACGATGCAGTATACTACTTTACGCCTTTAAATGGAACTTTTTTAATCTGCATTTTACTAGTCTGTCCTTTTGGTCCAGGCCCTTTGTTTTGTTTTACAACAAAAGGGGCAAAACTAATAGCAGCGTCTGACCCTACAACTGGGTTTGGAAAAGGGTTAGCTTGTTTTACTACTTCTACTTTTGTTTTTTTAAAATTCATTAGTGTATCGTTGGTTTTACAAGTTCAATTAAATCAAGACCACCCTGATCTAACAAAGCCTCAGCTTCTTTAGCGTTAAGATGGTCATAAAACAGTACACGTGATACAGCCATCATAGCTCCCGCTAAAAGTATACTATCTTCAGTGCTTTTACTACTATTTTTTGCTATGTACATAAGCTTATCAAAATAATCAGCTAGTTTTTCTTCTGCGTTTGCCATTTTTTGATATTCCTGCCTCATTAAGTGCTATTGCTATTGCTTGTTTTCTAGATTTAACCTTTTTTTTCGATCCTCCAATATTTAATTTACCTTTTTTGAACTCACGCATCACTTTAGCGACTTTTTTTTGAGTTTTTTTCATTATTTTCGCTTTTCAAGGTTAACATTTGCACGTAATTGAGCAATATCTTCGTTAGAATCTATCTTATCCTGCACTAATTTTGCCTGTTGATTAAGTTTTGCAGCGTCAAGCTCTAATTTTGACTGGTCATTTTGTGCTTTTCTTTGTATATCTTGTGCCTTTAGCTGTAATTCTTGTTCTTTTAGCCCAATGAGTGGATCCTGTCCTTGAGGCTGTAAAGCTTGTTGTTCCTCAATAAACATTTCACTAATAAAATTACTTGCAGCGTCGGCAACTTGCACCTCAATTTGTTTTTGAAACTCTAATTGTAAGTCAGCTGGAATCTGACCCCCAAATTTTTGCGCCTCTTGTTGTATAATTTCGTTCATTTGTGCTTCTACCTGCTCTCTTGCAAGTAAAGAAACGTGTTCCATTACATGTGCTTGTAATAATGTGCTAGCCTGTGGATTCGATCTTACTAACAGTGAGGACATAAATACTCTGTGAGCCTCAATATGTTGCTGATGTGCCTGTCCTCTAAACGCAACTAATTTTTTTCCTAGCAAAGAATTAGAGTTTTCCAAAGCAGGGTCAATAGGTGCATCTGGTTTTGGCACAGGTAGTATGGCATCAATATCTTTTACGCCTAAGGCCTGATACATTCTTTTATAAGCTTCATATAGATTATGTTGATTAGGATCTGATTGAGCCATTTGTAATTGTGTCTGAGCCAAGGTAACTCTTTGGGACATAGAAAAAATATTTGGATCAGAGACTGGCATAATATCAACACGTTCATCAAAGTCTGCAGATTTAATGCTAGGCACGGCATTTTTATTAACGTCATAAGGATAAATTGGTGAGTAAAATTCTTTGAAAACTTTTGCTAGTAAATTAAACTCTATTTTTTGTGCATAGTGTAATCTTTTGTGTATGGCGCTCATAACTCTTGAGCCTCGTTCTATTAAAGCCATTGTTGTGCCCACTGGTGCATTAGCAGCAACAGAATCTCCAATTTTTTGGTCTGCTATGGTAGCAAATCTTTGTCCTGCTTGAACTACAAACCCTAATAATTGAAAAAGTGTTGCATCTGCTCCTTTGTAGGGCAAAGGCATAAGTCCAGCACGTAAATCACCACTCGGTGCATCAACATCTCTAAACTCACCTGGCTGTATTGGATTGTCATCATCACGGATACGCAACCCTCTAGCTTTAAAACCTGCTGGTAAATTTGCTAGTGTTCCTGCATCTAATAATTGTCTAAGCGCTGCAGTAGCAGTTCTAGACAAACCACCAAGCATGTGTATTAAACCAAAACCATAAAAGCCTAGTCCTGGTAAAAACTTATAGTGTACAAAATATTGTTTTTTCTTTTTTAAAGAGTCTTTTTGATCGTAGTTTCTGTAAATTGATAAAACTTTCTGTGATCCTTCATCTATTGTAATAATATACGGCAATTTTATTCCATCAGGATCTTCAAAACCTGGGACATCAATATCACAATGTATTTCTAATAAAGTATAATTATCATTGCTGTAAGCAGTCGATGTGGTTCTTACTCCATCAAGTTTATTAACAGCCTCAGTAATTTGACTATTAGGCTCTTCTGTTTGTTCTTTTATTTCTACATCCCTGTAAAAACCTTGAACCTGCAGTTTTCTAATTTCATTTTCATTTCTTCTTAAAACATGTGTTACTCTTTCTGCAGAGGCTAAATCAGTTGAAGTGTAGGGAACTACTACATCTTCACTAGGTATAAACTTAGAGACTGCTCTGTCTAAAGTAGAGTCATAATAAACTTTTTTAAACGAGGACCCCGATAGAGGTAAGTAAAAAAGCATCTGGTCTAAATCAGGATCAAAGTCTTCCATTACATGCATAATTTGATAATTCATAAACTCTTGAACTCTTTGTGCTTGCTCTTCTTTTTGTGAGTCTGATTTACCAATTATCTGAGTTCTCACGGGACCATTTGCAGGTAATAATTCTTTGTATGCTTGTGCTTGAAATTGTGTAACTGTTTCAGATAAAAGAGGATGTGTTACACCACTTGCACCCTGAAAAGGTTGAGATCTGTCTTCATAATTAAAACCAAGAAGTTTCAAACCTTTTGCATAAGCGTCATGCCACTCTTCTCTAGATGATTTATCTTCTTTGTAATCTCTAATGAGCTCTGTAGATAAATCCTTTAGGTCATCTTCATCTATTAATTCTGCTAAATTTTGATCAAACTCGTTGTCAGGTGCCTCCTCTATTGGATTAATTATGGCACCACCATCATCGGTCATCTCTACATTTTCAATCGTTAATGATTCATCTGGTGTTTCTATAGTAACTTCTTGAGTTTCAATTTCTGTAGGTTCACCTAAAATTCTTTTTTCTACAACCATTAATTTACCTCAAATATATCAATAATGCTCACAAGTCCACCTTTGGCTTTGTGGGTCTTATAAGGTTCTAGCATTTCTTCTGTAATTTTAATAGCAAAAGATGGTGTCGTGCTTTTTTGATCTGGCACCCTGATAGTTTGTATTCTATAATTTGGGTTATTCTCTGCGACCCGTTCTGCCTGCTGTCTGTTAGAAAGAGTTGCTACCATATTGCCATTTTGATCAGTAATTCTGTAAACATCTTTGGACCCCTCTTTTGTTTGTACATTTAACACGACAAATTCAGAATTGTTTTGTTTCGCTTGTGTTTTTAATATTTTTTCTATCGTTGATGTGTAATGTTTTCCATTAGGATCTTTAGCGTTTGGCCCACCATAAAACTCAGACATACCAACACCCTTGTACTGTGAATCTGTAAACTCTCCTCTCCCCATAAAATAATCAATTTGTCGTTTTTTGTCAGCGGCTCTTATATCCAAAGGTGTAGCTGAATTGCCTTTGAAAGTGTATCTTTCAAGAACTAATTCCTCTGGAGAGACTGCGTAATAATCTGCAACATTTTTATCTTTTAAAATAAATTTTCTATAGGCTAATTCAAACAAATCTTTCTTAATAAGAGCGTCAGCCCACTCCTCACGTTTTTTAAATGGCAAGTCAGGAAACAATCCATCATACGTTTTATTGTCAACTGTAATTAATTGTTCAATCATGTCATTTATATTTGTTTCTAAAGTTTTTTGAAGTCTGTCTATAACTTCATCATCTATCTCTCTTGTTTCTATATACCTATTAATTATTTCATCTATTTCATCATCTACTTTACTTAAACGTTGACCAATAACTTCAAGCTCAGCTTCACTTTTTAATAATGGTCTAAAGACAGATTTATTTTCTTCAAAAAAAGCTAATGCATCATTACCAACTTTATCTAAATTAGGTAAAGTAGATGAATCTGCACCTTCGTCTCTTATTCTTTTTAAAGTAGCTAAAAGTTTTTGTTTTCTACCAGCTGCCGCTTGCATAATATCTGACTGAATTTCATCAGCAAATGTAACTTTTACTATACCACTTGTATCAACGCTAGATCCTTTTGCTATTTCTGCATCTAAATCTCTTACCTTAACAATAAGCTCATCCATTTGATCTAATAAACCTGGGCTTAACCGATTTAGTGTATTGGCATATTCACTCTGAATTTGCTCAAGTGAGAGTTGACTCAACTCATCAAGATCTCCTTGACTAAAACCTCTTCTTACACCTTCTCTATTTAATTTATTAATTGCCTCTGCATATAAACCTGCAACCTGTCTCTGTGCTCTTTCTCTTTCCCTAGTAAGACCAGGTACTTTTGATTGTGTTTTAGGAGCACCTAACTTTGCTGGTAATATTGCTTGCCTATCTGAGAGACGTGTCCAACCAACAACATAAACATCATCTTGATTACGCATACCCCATCTATGATTTTCTATTTTCTCTCCTTTAAAAATTGTTTGTGGATATTTGCCTACGTCACCTGCTATGTTTTTATTGGGTATATATAAAACTCTTTCCCTTTGTGATCCTGGTAAAAAACCATCCGCAACATAGCCTGTAAATTGAGTTTGTACGGCTCCATCAGGATTTATTATTTCTGAACCCTCACCTGTGGCATGTACATGCATGCCTCTTATAGGTGATTGTCTTAGATGATTTATAACTTGATCTTTTGGTATTGGTGTATTTTCATCATAAGCTTTAAGCAAGGAGTCAATCTGATAATCTCTGAACTCTGAATCTCTAATTCTGTTTTTCTTAAAAAAATCAAGTAAAGCTTTTTTATTTACAAATATTTCAGGTGTATCTGGTCGGGATAATAATCTTTCAATGTCAGAGTAGAAAACACCTGTGATTGGTGTTTGACTTTTAGGTGTAACAGCTATGTTCATACCCAACACATCATCAGTTAAAAGAACATCATCATCAGGAGTAGGGTCATAAGGAGCTTCATCTTTTTTCTTTTCTTTTTCTAATTCCAAACTTTCTTTTTGTTTTTTAGTGGGATTATCTAAACTATCTTTTGGAGTAGGTATTGGTGCAGTTTCATTTACAGGTGGTTTTGTAAATAATTTATAAAAAGGAAATTTAAGGTTTGCTTGCTCTACTTCTCCTGTAAAAATGTTTTCCGTTGGTTGCACATCCTCTGCTCTAACTTCTGGTCCTCCTTCAAATTGAACAGCAGATAATGGAAGGTCAACAGTATCAAGTGCTTCATCTTCTTTGAGAGGACGCATTGTACCTCTTGCTGCGTCGCCAAATTCAACAGATATTCTTGGAAAGATGCTTTTCCTTGCTTTCATTATTTCATCTTCTTCTTCAAATATATCGTCCACGTCTCCTACTAAGCCTCCTTCTGCAAAGTTATAACCAGCTGAGTTTAAAGATCTAGCTTTATTTATAGCTTCACGCATATTTAGCATCATATCTTTAGTTATACCGAACTCTTTCTGTTTATCAGGCCTTCTTACAATATATTGTAAGTATTGCTCTAACTTGTCGGCTATGCCTTTTTGTGTGCCAAACTGTATACCGTCAACTTCAAAAGCTGTGCCTAATCTTTCCGCTGTATCATTAATTATTCTAAATTCATCTTCATCAATTTCTCCTTTTTTCATTTTTCTTATAGCTTCTCTTGCATATCCCTCTAAAGAGGGTTGAACTGCTTGATTAATAAAACTCACGTCTATTGTATAACTTTGTGGAAACTCACTAGCACCAGCTAAATCTTTTGGTAAAGTTTGACCTATTTGTTTACCCTCATACCTGTGTGCTATTTGTAATGATCTCTTTGCATCTTTTATTAATTCTTTTTCTGTCCTTTTAACATCAATTTTAGTGCCATCTTTTTTTGTTATAGTTTTAAATTCTGGTGCTGCAAATAGTCTATCTAAAAAGGGTCTAGTAAGCCCGCTCATTTCAATACGAGCGTCATCAACTACTTTAAAATAATCATAATTTTTTCTAAAAATAGAATTTTTATCAGCTAGTTCATTAATTCTAGGACCCATACTAGTGATAAATTCTTGTAAACTTTTTTCATCTGCTAAATTTACAGCTTTATATTCTGGTGTTGATTCTCTAATAAAATCAAAAAACCTATCTAATGTTCCCGAATTTCTATTAACGTCCTGACCAAGAGTTACTCCTAGATTTTCTAGAGCTTGTTTTTTTTGGTCTGACTTTCCAAAAATAGAATAAAATTTTCTAGCAAATTCTTTTCTACCAGGCTTACCATCTCCTGACATTTGAAATAATTCTCTTTGTGTAAGTATAGGATTGTCAGGATTTAATTCATTATACTTTAATCTTCTATTGTTAATTATAGTTTGTATGTCTGTAAAAGGTTGATTTTGTAAACCTTCTGCTTTTCTTACTGCAAATTCAAATTCTTGTTTTCTTATTTTTTCTGTTATGGGAGTGCCTGTCTCTTCTATCTCATTTAATTTTTTTTCAAACTGTTCCATTATTTCATCTAGTTTCATTCTTGCTTTTGGTGGTATTTTTTTTGCACCAGATAATCCTAGTCTGTTTGAAAATTTAGTAAATTGATCATCTTTTAAATCTTTAAAATTACCTGCCGTGTCTGTGTAAAAATATTTAGTCTTATCAGATCTTAGAGCTGATAATATTTCATCTCTTGTCATAGACGTATAATTTTCTTTAAGAAAATCTTCACCATCAGGAGTTAAAATTTTTCCTTTAGGTGCAATATTTAATCTGTTTTTAAGAAGACCCATTTCTACTGCTTGGTCCATAAGTTTATTATATTGATCAACACCAATTGAATTTTTAATTTGATTTTGAACTTTAGTAGGTTGTCCTCCTAAACCTTTTTGTACGTTATCAACAAATAATTTTACTGTAGCCTCACTGTCTGGTGCCAACTCAATTGACCTTTTTAAATTTAGCAGTGGTTGTTTATACTCGCCTACATCTAAATAAAGAGGCCTTACTTTTGGACCTGTAGGTGTTTCACCAGTAAAACCTTTAATACCTTCTGCCGTTTTTCTAATTTCTTCTGCTTTAATTTTTTCTGCAGTTTGCTTTTTTACAGATTGTTTTGCATCATCAAGGTTCTCACCTGTTAATCCAACAGGACCCTTTTTTTCACCAGTTGTGCCTTTAGGTTTGCCTGTCATGTATCTTTTTTGTATGTAACCACCGCCAAGTGCATCATCAAGCTCATCGAGAAAACTTGGGTTTTGTTGCATCATGGCTTGAACTAAATCTTCATCGTTTACTAAATCCTGAATTGTCTTACCTGACTTAGCTCCATATTTTTTCATACCTGCTTTTACAAGCGGGCTTAATCCTCCTTTAGCTAATACTCCAATACCTATGACATCAAGAGCATCAATTGGTAACATAACTATGCCAAACTTTTGATTGAATGGTAATTCTTTAAATTTAGTGCCCTGCTCTTTCATAGTTGTTAACCCTTCGTTAGCATCGCCAAATATAAACTGACCTGCTTTTGCAAAATCATATTTTAGTTCTTTTCCTAAATCTTTTTTAAAACCTAATAATTGTTGCAAATCCCTATCTCTTCTAAACCTATCAGCTAAATTTCTACCTTCAAATGATTTTGGATCTACGCCTGATGCTTGAAACATAAGGTTTAATGCATCTTGTCTTTGTTGATTGTAAGCATCCATCTCTGCTTGTGTCTGCTCATTTGGTGTCAATACATCTGTTACAGCTTTACCAAAATCTAGTGCCCTTTGATCAAACGTACCTCCAGGTTTTACGCTTTCGTAAAATTCCTCAAATATATTTATATCATCTTCAGCCATAATATTCTCGTTGTTCTATGTATTTGGGTTCATCAGCATAGTCAGACTCCAATTGTATGAAGTTACCCTGTCTGAATCGCAACAATGCTTGTGTTGTTGAGTCGACTAAATCGTCGTGATCACCATAAGGGAAAGCAGCGCATTCTTCAATCACTTCTTCTGCCCAACGTTCATCGGGCGCCCACACCTGTCCTGCCTCAAAGATGGGAGCTACGGAGTTAACACGAACGTGCTTATCATTGCCCTTACTAGGCGTATAAGTAACTACTGGAATCCCAACTTGCCGTAGCTCTTGTGTTAAAGGCATACCAGAAGCTTTGGCTTCGATCAAGATTGTTTCGGGTTCCCAGTACCTGTATTCTTCTAACGCTATCTCTTTTAACTCAGGAAAATCCCAACGACCCTTTTTCATGTCAAGAAGTATGATGTGCGGTGAGCCGTGTTCTATTGGTCTAAAAACTCCCCAAGTTGTAATAGCTGAGTAGTCTGCTGTCTCTCGTTTACTAAAAGCTGTATCATAACTTTGAATCACGTGCATCAGATTAGGTATCTTTTCCTTACCCCACATCTGCCACCACTCACGTTTTATAATAGATCCTTCTTCTGATGTTGGTGCTTGTTGCCATTGTGCTTGCCACTTTTGCTCGGATAGCGAAGCTTTAACACCCTCTAGTTCTGATAGCTTCCAAAACTCAGGCCACAAAGGATTATCATTCAAGATCGCAGGAAACTCAACCACGTCCCACTGATCGGCATTTTCGTTAGATTGTGCATTTAATAATTTACCTGTCAGATCTTTTGTTGACCACCTTGTCATGACCACGACTATTGAGCCACCAGGTTGTAAACGTTGCCTTGGTCCAGATGTGTACCATTCGTAAGCGTTGTCTAGAGCTGATTGTGATAGTGCATCTTGTTCCGAGTGCGGATCATCAATAATCAGTAAGTCTGCGCCACGTCCCGTGATTGCACCACCGACACCAGCAGCAAAGTATTCGCCACCTTTGTTTGTCGTAAAACGGCCCGCAGCCTTAGAATCTTGAGATAATGTAACATTTGGAAATATTTCTTTAAATTCTTCTTGGTCGAATAAATTACGAACTTTTCTACCAAAGTTATAAGATAGCTCAGCTGTGTGAGTAGTTTGAATAATTTTTAGCTTAGGATTCCTGCCCATCATCCACGCAGGGAACAAATGTGAAGCAAATTCAGATTTTGTATGACGTGGTGGCATGTTTACAATTAATCGTTTAATCTTTCCACGTGAAACATCCTCTAATTTTTGTGCAAAAATTTTGTGATGTGAACCTGCTATAAAGTCAGGCCAAACTTTTTTTACAAATGTAAGGTAGGTGGAACGGGACTCCTCTGCCACTTTTATTTGCAACTTTCTTAATTCGTATTTCAAAACCTCGGTTGGTATTTCTGTCATAATCCAAAAAGTTATATCATAATCTTCGTTTGTGTAAAACTTAGCTTTACAGCTAAGTGCTGTGTGCAAACCCCAAATTGGGTGTGGTGGGGGTAGCTTGGCGACTAAACCTAGTATGTCAGACGTTTTAAGTACCTAGATGTTGTTTGGTGATGGTAAACCTGACTGGTTAAGCGAGAGCTTCGTAACACGCCCGTCTGGAAGATCTGGTGATTGGACATAAAAAAAGGGCTGATAAACAGCCCTTCTTACCAGCCCACGTGGATAAACTTACCTTCTTGGTAAGTGTTCGGCTAGTCTTGACATGATACGTTGACCCCACTCTTTGACATAACTAGGACAGTTAGGGTCAAGAATAATAGTTTCAACTTCACTTTCAAGAACTTTATAAAGTCCTTTCCAATTAATATTATCAGTATGTTGCTGATTAGTAATCGGTTGGTCTGTTGGATTAGTTACACCGAACTGTTGGCTAACTAATTGCAACTGACGAGATAAGTAGTCATCATTATCTGGCATTGTGATTTTTCCTTTCTAATTAAATTAATACTCCCATTCTATTTTATAATCAAGAACTTTCGAAAACTATTTTTTACTTGACAAACTCGCCAGCACGGGGTGTGCCACTTCCTTATATATGTATGTGTACCTTGTTAATAGCCAATGGAATGGAATGGACTTTTAAACTTACGTTAGTGCCACGCCCACTAAAAAGTAAACTTTATGTGTACACAAAAAATTGTTAAGGCATTTGTGACACTAACGTAAATTTGGCAGGGAAGAAACAAGCTAGTCAAACGAGCAAGACACCCTGCCTTTGTCCGTATATATCTCCTGCTTTCTTGTTTCCAAGTGGGCGACCGAAGTCGCCCACAAACTAACTAGGCAATTTATCGGTACTAGTTAGCTGTTCTTTTGTTTGTTCTCTACTTACTTTAATGTGAAGTATGCTACCTGCCATTGAACTTATTTCATAAGCCATTGGGCATTTATCTAGCCATGCGAGTATAACTCGCATGGTATCTGTTTCAGACATTTCACTCATGCTGAGATCCTAAAGTCTGCAACTTCTTCAATCGTTGCTTTTTTATTCTTGCGAACTGTTGCCTCCTCTTTAGGCAACGCTTGTATTTGTTTATATTGCGTTGGCACTTTGCATTTATGGTATTCCAACTCGCCAAGTTTTTCTTTAACCAAACTCGTGTCA